ATTATTTAGGGCGTAAAGTTTTTAACACCCAAGCTCATCAAGAACTTCAAGATTATGAAATCACTCTCGACATGGCAAAAGAAATTGCAATGATCCAACGAAGTGATAAAGGAAAAGAAGTTCGCCAATACTTCTTGGAATTGGAAAGAAGATGGAACAGTCCTGAAGCTGTAATGAATAGAGCACTTGAGTATTCAAGAAAACAAGTAAAAGCTTTGATGGAAGAAAAACAAGGTTTGATTGAAGAAAATAAAGAATTGAAACCTAAAGCTCTATTTGCTGATGCAGTAAGTGCCAGCAATGAATCAATCTTGATTGGTCAGTTGGCAAAACTTATCAGACAAAATGGCTATGAGATTGGTCAAAATCGTTTGTTTGAGTGGATGAGAGAAAACGAATATCTAATTAAAAAGGGTGAACGTTACAATCAGCCAACACAAAAATCAATGGATCTTGGATTGTTTGAAGTCAAAGAAAGAACAATTACTAATCCAGATGGAAGTACAAGAATTACATTGACTACTAAAGTAACAGGTAAAGGTCAAGTGTATTTCATAAATAAGTTTTTATCGTAGAAGGGAGAAGGAAAAAAATGAATGAGTTTCAATCAGGGCTACTTAATGAGCTAGTAGCTGTAAAAATCACAACCAAAGAAGAATTTGATAAAGTTATCAACTTCTTATCAATCAATAACTGCTTTCTTGTAAATGGGGAACCAGTAGTCAAATTAACATATCCAGGAAATAAAGCGTTTGTCATTTTAAAACAAGACAATGCAATCTTCTGGCAACCAGCTAATCAAGTGTTAGATGAACGCTATAGAGTTGTCAGCGTCATCGAATTCTTTAGACCAACTGAAGAAGAAAAGGTCGTTGAGGCCAAAGCTGAAGTTATTGAAGAACACGTTGACATTGATGAAAAGCACCTTTCATTAGAAGTTCAAAAAAGACCAGCAAATGAAGCGATTGTTTCAAATATTGATGAAATTGTCAAATTGATTCCAGCAATTGAAGCTAAAAAAGGTGTGGTTGTAGATGAAAAGAACTACAAAGATTTTGTTAAAGCTAAAACTGGAATGGTTCCATTATATCGTTCGTATGCTAAAAAATTAGAAAATGAAAGAAAAACAGTCAAAAAAGCATACATTGAGCCTTATCAAGAATTTGAAGCAAAGGTAAATAAAGTTGTTAAAGCTTTAAATGATACTGCAAGTGTTGTGGCTGAAAATGTAGATGTGTATGTGAAGGAACAAAAAGAAGCTCTTAGAAAAGAACGTCAAGCAGCTATTGATCAACTAAAAGAAGTATTGATTTCTAGAAAGATGATTTCAAAGGAATATGCTGATCAGTTCGTTTTTGATGAAAAATGGCTTAACGCTTCAACATCCAAAAAGAAATTTGAAGAACAAGTTGAAGCACAATTCAATGCTTTAATGGAAAAAGAAAAGAATGACAAATTAAACCTTGAAATGATTGAAAAAACAATCACCAATGCATGTCTTATCGCAAATGTTGATGAAAAACTCATTTCAAGAGAAAAATATCAAGCTCTTTTGAATACTGAGGGATTACCAAAAGTAACCGAAATGATTACTGATGAAGTAGACAACATCAAAAAGCAATCACAAGCAGTTGCTCAACAAAAAGAAGCAGAACTTCAACATCAAAAAGAAGAGTTTGAAAAGAAACAAAAAGAAGCAGAACTTCAACATCAAAAAGAAGAGTTTGAAAAGAAACAAAAAGAAGCTGAAATTCAACATCAAAAGGAGTTGGAAGAAGCCAAAAAGCAAGCTATTCATTCAGCAAAAGAAGCAGTTCAACCTAAATACACACCTATCAAGCGTGGTGATGAAACGATTGCTAACGTAAATGATAAGTATATCGTTACTGAAATCAAAGAAACAGATCCGAAATTTAAAGGCAGAACATGGAAGAAAACGTTTGAATTTGAGGGTGATTTAGCAGCTCTTCAAATGTTGAATAGATATATGGATGTAATCAAGAGCATCAACCCAACATTCAATTTCGGTGAAGTGAAACTAACTGAAAAAGAGCTTAGTGATCCTCAAACAGGAGTGGTCAATAAATATAACGTTAAAGAAATTAATTAAAGAAAGTTACGAGGTGAAATTATGAATAAGGTTTATTTAGATAAGAATGGAAAATTATTCGTTAATGGTCATGAAATTAAGGGAGTTATGTCCGTTTCATCAGAAACAGATTATCTAGGTACACAAATAGTTTTAAAGTTTGAAGGTGATTACAAATGCGATTTTATTTCATCAGCAAAAAGGCATTCAGTATCTGAACGCCCTAAGGAATAAACTTAGCAATAAAATCTGTAAGTTCTATCAAACCGTTTTTAAATCTACTTTCCATATAAACAATAGCATTATTTGTGAGAAGAAAGTCGCCACTTACCCACTCCTTAACAAAGCCAACGGATTTTAATTCGTTTAGAATGTCGCCAACATCTTCGATATTAAAATCTAAAATATATGGTTCTCGTTGCTCAAAGTTATTTTTAAATTGTTTTGATCTGTCTAACGAATAACCTTGAGCACGCCTTTCTAGAAATGTTTTATATGTAGAACATAAGAATTTATCAGCTAATTTTGTTAGCACTACTGACACTATTTCACCTCACTTTCGAGGTAAATTATAACACTAAACAAAAGGAGAAAATAAATTATGGCAGTACAAAGCATGGTACAACAAGCAAATGAAGTAAGAGAAAATAAAGTAACAACAATCAAAACAGATACAGGAGAAATCAAGCTATCTTCTAAAATCGTAAAGGCTTATTTGGTCGCTGGAGGAGGTAATGTAAGTGATCAAGAAGTCAAACTATTCATTGCATTATGTTCAGCACAAAAATTAAATCCATTCATCAAAGAAGCACATTTAATCAAATATGGTAGTTCACCAGCAACAATGGTTGTTTCTAAAGATGTCTATCAAAAACGAGCAGATAAGCATCCTGAATATCAAGGAAAGAAAGCAGGAATTATTGTTTTAACCGCTGAAGGAAAAATTGATTATCGCGTTGGTACGTTCTATATGCCATCAAGAGAAGAGTTAGTTGGTGGATGGTGTGAAGTCTATAGAAAAGACAGAGAGCCTGAACGTGTAGAAGTATCACTTGATGAATATGTCGGTAAAAAGAAAGATGGGACAGTCAATGCTCAATGGAGTGGCAAGCCAGCGACAATGATTAGAAAAGTTGCAGTTGCTCAATGTTTAAGAGAAGCTTTTACATCAGAATTCCAAGGAATGTATGTTCCTGAAGAAATGGGTGTTGAAGATACAACAAGTAATTTTGTTGTAGAAGAAACTCCTCAAGTGCATCAAGCAATTGAAGCAAATACAGCTCCAACAATGCAAGACATCATCAATGAAGAAAAACAAGCTGAAAAAGTTCCGGTTGATGACTTTGACCCAATGTCAATGTAGGAGGTAATAGGATGCAAGAAGATTACATTATACTTCCTCAATCATTTACAAGTACAAAAGCCTATAGAGATACATACTCTCTATGGACTTTCACTTATCTATTATTCAATTGTGATTATAGCGGATATTTAGAATTGGACATTAGAAATCTAGACTTGCCAATCAGTGAAAACAAGTTCAAAGCATCATTAAAGAAACTATATGATGAAGGACTGATTTATGGTGATACACAAGGAAATCATAGAGAAATCTATATAAGTGATTATCAAGAAAAGTATGTAGAATAAGAGGTTTAATCAATGGCTGAAAAAGAGGTAAAGAAAGGGTACACAGGATTTTCAAACGAGCTGGTGAATGATCCTATTATTAAAAATTCAAAAGCATGGACTCTGTTTTCCTATTGCCTCTTTAAGGCTTATTTTGATGATAAGTATGGAGAGGCAGGAACCTTTACAACCACACAAATAGAAATGAGAAAAAATTTGAGTTGGGACAATAAAACCTTAAAGAAATTTATGGAATTCCTAAAAAATAAAGGCTATATAGATTACAAAACAACTCCTCAAAATACAT